TGAAATTAAAGAATTATTCTCTCAAGGAAATACTGAAGAACAAATAAAATCAATTATAAACCTAAAACCAAACACGGAGGAAAAAAACAATGAAGTGTATTAAAGCAATTAAAAGTAATGTAAATGTTGATGCTGGCGACGTTATTAGAGTAACTGACAGCGAAGCAGAAAAAAGAGTAAAGAGTGGTTATTGGATGTATGTTGCAAAATTAGAATGGAAAGCAACCAAGGCAACCAAAACAAAATCAACCGAAGAAGTGGAAACCAAATCTAAAAAACACGGAAAGAAAAAATGATTACCCAAGAAATCTTAGACACATTTATCTACCAAACTAAAAATGGTAAGTTTGGGGTTACAGAACCAGTTGAATTAGATTCAATTCTCGGTATGTATAAAACATACGAAGAAGCGGAAAAAATCTTCCGTGAATACGTAGAAAAAGAAAACATAATTTTTGAATAGTATGGAAAAAGAAGCAGAAAAAATCTTAATAGCTAAATTAAGACAACCAATTCATATTGGCTATATTAGTCAGTATATCCTTAAACTACCAATAGATAAAACTAGAGAAATAATTAATAAATTAATTGAAGATGGAATTGTTGAGGAAAGTGGTTATGCTAAAGATTATTTTGTAATTAAACATATAAGTAAAAATGAATAGTAAAGAAATGGTTAATCATCCCGACCATTACCAATGTGGTAAAAATAAAGAATATGAAGCCATCAAAGTTATTGAGGCTTGGGATTTGGATTTTCATCTTGGAAACACCGTAAAATATATTTCAAGAGCGGGAAAAAAAGGGGCAGACAAAGAACTTCAAGACCTAAAGAAAGCCTTATGGTATCTTGAAAGAAAAATTAAAAACTTAGAAGATAATGTTAGTTGATATTCACGAAAAGGCTGAAGGAGCCATATTATTAGATGGTCTCGAAGGAGCAATTATAGGAATTACCGAAGAGTTTGGTAATGGACCAAGAATACTATATTCCAAAGAAAAGATATTATCAATTCTAATGGAAAGAGATGGAATGGATAGTTTGGAAGCCGAAGAGTTCTATTACTATAACATAGTTGGTCTATACGCAGGAGAACAAAACGCAATATTTTTAGACCTTCCAATTAATATGATTAAAAATAACGACGAGTGGGAATACCACGAAAATTAAAAGATATGATAGAAACAGGAAAAATTATAAACGGAGATTGTAGAGAAGAAATGGGAAAACTTCCTGAAGGTTCCGTAGACTTAATCGTAACATCACCACCATACAATTGTAATATCAACTACGATACACATCAAGATGATATGACAATGGAGAATTATTGGGTATTCACTGAAGAGTGGTTAACTCAAGCCTTACGTGTATTAAAAGATGATGGTAGAATCGCAGTAAACATTCCATATGAAACCAATACACAAGAAAGAGGTGGACGAGTTTTATTTATGGCAGAGTTTTGGGGAGTTATGAAAAAGGTTGGATTTAAATTCTTTGGGGTTGTTGACCTTGAAGAAAGTTCACCACATAGAAGCAAGACCACAGCTTGGGGTTCTTGGATGTCACCATCAGCACCATACATTTATAATCCAAAAGAGTGTGTAGTTCTTGCTTATAAGAAAAACCACATTAAAAAGATTAAAGGTGAACCTGAATGGGTTGGTGTTATTGATAATGTGGAACAAGAGGATGGTACATTTAAAAAGAAAGTATTATATCCTGAAGAATCAAAAAGAGAATTTATGGATTTAGTTTTTGGACAATGGAATTATTTTGCCGACACAAAACAAATGACTAAAGCAACATTCTCTATGGACATTCCGACTAAGGCAATCAAAATCCTTACATATAAGAATGATGTAGTTCTTGACCCATTCTGTGGTAGTGGAACAAGTATGGTTGCCGCAGAGACTTTAGATAGAAAATGGTTAGGAGTGGAACTTTCTCAAAACTATACGGAAGTTGCCAAAAAAAGAGTTCAAGGTTTTGTTGACCAAAAGAAACAATTAAAATTAGAAATAAAAGATATTGTAACAGTATAACATTAAATAAAGGGTCGTAAGACCCTTTTTTATTTAACAATACCAAGTTTAAGTAATATTATTGAAACAAAACCAATTCCAATTATTTTTAATAATGTTTTAATTTCCACCGAATATAGTTTATACATCTTTTTCATAATTTTGTGTGATTTTAACAAAGATACGATTTTATATGGTGTTAACAAAATAAATAAGATTTTTTTTTCTTTTAACAGGTATTTATAAATAAAAATCAAATGCCGTCAATAATTTTAACAGAAAGACAATTAGACATAATAACTAGTGAAGTTTTAAATGAAAAAGAAACACTAAACGAATCTTTGTTTAGTTTTGAAAACATTTTAATGGCTGCGGGATTTGTTCCTGTAATTGGTGAAGTTGCTGACATAGCTTTAATATGTTATTATCTATATAAAGGTGAAAAATTATATGCTGCGTTAATGTTAATTGCTTTAATCCCAACTGTTGGAGATTTTATTGCTAAACCAATTATTAGATTATTCAAAGGGAGTAAAGAAGCCTCTACAGCTATGAAAGCTGGAGGTAAAACATTAACGGACTATTTGGCAAAAAATCCTCAGATAGCTAAAAAGTATAGTAGTTTAGCTGGGTATGTTAAAGCACCTGTGGTTGAAAAAACAGTTCAAAGTATAAGTAAAGTAAATTCTAGTTTAGGTTCAAAATTAAGTGAGGGGTTAAATATGATTGCTGGTGGTAGTAAAGCTGTTTCAGGAATAAAGGCTGGGAGTAAAGAAGTTATATCTGGTGGTTTATTTAAAACAGGGTTAAAAGATTATTATCAAAAACAAACATTGTCAAAATACTTTGCAAAAAATAATGTTATACCTGAAAAAGGTATCAAAAAATGGTGGATAAATGTTAGTGCTAGACAAGATAGAAGAAATTCTTTTAGAAAATTTATTGGCGCTAATAATTTATTAGCATATTTTGGTATACCATCTTTAACAACTTTTGAAAGAAAAATGTCTGAAGACGAAGAATTCAGAAAAAAAATTGCCGAAGACCCAAAAACTAGTGATTATATTGCTCAAAATTATGAAAAAGAAGACACGGTTGTAAATCAAAATAATTCATCACAACAACAAACATCACAAAATAATTCAAACTCATCACAAGGAAGTGACCAAATCCAAAACTTTTTATCTAAAACTTTTGGAAAAGGATTAAACGATGCATTATCATTTAACTAAAAAAAATATGAAAAAACAAATTAGTGAAGAAATAAGTTCAATGAAGTTTTTATTGAACTATAAAAGAGGAGTTGTTATCTCTGAACAAGCCGCAGCGGTTAACGCCCCTAAATCTTTAACAGGAGATGTTGCTCTTGATAATATTATACAAGCATTAAAGATTGGTGTTGGTTTACCTGGAGGTGAATTGGGGACTAATGAAGAAAAATTGATAGAAGGTTTATCATTAATAAAAGATAAACAGACTTACGATAAAGTTAATGCGTATTTAACAAAAACCCCTTATAACGGTTATAAATCCGTTGTTGAAATGTTAAATGGTGAATTAGATGGAGATAATTTATCAATAGCGGTTCAGGCAAAAGAATATTTAAAAAAGATTGGACTTGTTTTATCTTATAGTGTTAGAGACGATAAATATAATAAAAATACTAAATATTTAACACCAAATACTTTTAAAATTGGTGTTAGCTCTTCTCCTGAAACTAATACTACGTCACCAAAAAATACACCTCAAATAAATACTACACCTGATTGGTCAAAATATCCTTGTGTACCTAAACATCCAAATGCTAAAAAAGGTAAAACAGCCAAAGGTTCTGAATATTATCAAATAAATAATTACTATTATTATGATAATGGTAGAAAATATGAGATATCAACCAAAAAGATTATTAATTACACTTGTAATGACCCTGAATTTAAAGCGAATGTTTCTACGGTAGGTAATAAAGTTAACCAAAAAACTCCAATTCCAACCGAATTAAAAAATATTGAAGGTGTTAAGTTATTTCAAGATTGGTTAGATGTAAATGCTCAAGGTTGGGCGAAAGATTTTGCTAATGGTATTTTAAATAAGAGTGCTGGTTATGGTAATTTTGGTCCAAGAACTCAAAAAGCTTGGAATACTTATGGTCGTAGATTTTTATCAAAAGATATGGGGGAAATTAAACCAATGGAAATGAAACCAATCACACAAATTCCAAAAGAACCAATTACAAATGTACCATTACAATCGGCTCAAAATCCTGTACCTACGGTAAATCGAGGAGTAAATCAACTTAAACCACAATAATTATGAAAGAAGAATTAATATTAAAATTAGTACAAATACAAAACCAATTTAGATTCCTTCATTGGACTACTTTTGGAGATGCAAAACATAGAGCTTACGGTGCTTTTTACGAGAGTTTAGATGACCTTATTGATACTTTTACTGAGGCTCTTATGGGTAAATATGGTAGACCTGAGTTTCAACCTGAGTTTGCTATTATGTTTCAAAATATTGAAACTATTAATATGCAAGAGTTTTTAGATGGTATTACTGAATTCTTAGTTTCAATGACTGATGTTTTAGATTCCAAATACGACACTGACTTATTAAACATCAGAGATGAAATTTTAAGTGAGACAAATAAATTAAAATACTTATTAACATTAAAGTATTAATATGTCAAAGAAAATTATAAAATTAACTGAAAATGATTTAACAAATATTGTTAAAAGAGTTATTGCGGAACAAAGTCAAATGAGTGGACAAGAAGTATTTGAACTTCAAAATGCTCTTAATAGTTATTTTAAAATGAAAAACATTAAGGCTGGTGGTAAAGTATTTCAAATTCCTGTGGATTCTAAATGGGGAAGTCTAACATCTAAAGCTGTTGAGATATTTCAAAAATTTGAAAAAATTAACCCAGATGGAAAACCTGGACCACAAACATAT